TTGTGCGCCTTGCGAGCACGGCAGACAACTCTGCCAGGGAGCCGCAGTAGTAACGGTGGAACACAGCCTTGTCGTTGTCGCTGGCTGGCAGCGCCTGCATGTTGTTCACAGCCATTCTCTGGCTCTGCTGCAGGCTCTCATCTATGAAGCGGTTGAACACTTCCTCCTCGTTGACGGTAATTGTCCAGACGCTTGTAATCATTCTGCAAATATCCATAGTCTTTATCCTTTATCGGTTTAAGAATTGCTGGGTTGCGGCCATCCTCGTGGGGTCGGCGGTGGGGAGTGCGGACTGGATGCCCGCGAGCTGCTGCTGGCTCACTCCCTGTCCGTTCTGCAACTGGCCCTGCGCCTGCTGCAATTTGGCAAGGAGGTCGGAGCCGAACGGCTTGGCTCCGCTGAGTTGGTATTCCTCGAGGGATTTCGCTCCGTTCAGCAGGAGGTTCGCCATGAGCTGCTCGTTGAACAGGCGCACCACTGCGGTATCCATGCTCTTGCGTATCTGGTTCTTGAGTTTGTATTTCCGTACCTCCGCAGCGATATAATGCTTGGCCTGCTCGCTTGCACCCTCGGGGGCAGGGGAATAACTGTCGTCGCAATACTGCTGGATAATCTGTATGAGTTTGTAATCCCTCTGCTCAAGGAACCACGCGAAGGATTCCACATAGTCAAGGATATTGACCTGCGAGTTGTTGACCTCCTGATTGTAGAGCGAAGCGGGAGTGCCTGCGGCAGGGGACTTGCCCTGTGCTGCATCGTGCACACCGGAGATATCCATCATCATCTTCATCATGAGGTTGATCATCTCGAACTGGCCGATATTCACCTGATGCCCTGCGAGCTGCTCCGGAGGGCGCTGTCCGTCCTTGAGTTTGAGTTTGATTACTCCGCGGTACTTCGTCCATTCCTCTACGATGTCCTCGTAGTCGAAGTCGTCTCCGATACTGTCCTCGTCGACGATAAGGACGCCTTTCTGTGCGGCGGACATGGCGAAGTCCAGTCCGATGACCATTCGGTTGACCATGCGCTGCTGGTCGAGCAGTTCGTAAGGAAGTCCGTAGACCTGACCTTGGAAGAGTGGGTAGAATTTCGTGACATAGCAATGGCTGTTGTGCTGATAGGGGTTCTCCGCCTGCCAGAGGATATGGCCCCAGGGGGTGATATGGTAGTACATCCAACGGAGAACGTACTTGTCCTCGTAGACTATCTTGAGCTGGTTGGCAGGGTCGTCGTAATCCACACCGAGGTCTGCGGCCATCTGTTTGCGCCGGGCAATCTCGTTCAGGACTTCGTTCTTCTTGTTGGGGAACTCGCTCGCAGAATAAGTCTCGAAGGAGGCGTCGGCATAGTCGTGAACGGTCAGGTCCCACATGCCCTCAAGACGGCAGATGCGGATGATGCGGCAACGGCCGTCGGCAGGGGAGCCGAGGAAACTCTTTGCTGCGGGGTCGCTCTCGACAAAGGCATTGTAGTACGCAGGGAGAACGATGGTCTCGTGGCAGAAGATATCCTCAAGGGCTTTCTCCTGTGCCTTGTTGTGTGCATACTGGCTCTTGGCCTCCTCGATGGTTATATCTATGAAATCTCCGCAGAAGTTCACGTCCTTCCCGGCCACGTCCGATGCATCGGGATTCTGGAAGTAACGGTGGTAGTCTATGGCCCGGAAGTACGGCATGGGCTGTCCGAGTTCGGGGTCATAGGCATAGCCGGTATAGTAGATGCCCGCACCCGACACAAGGAAAGACTTGTATTCGTTCGCATCCCTCTCCGTGGAATCGTTGTAGCGGAGGATGTCGTTCAGTTTCACGCTAACCTGGTCGGCGGCATCCTGTCCTCCTTCATCGGAGGAATAAACCACGGACTTGTACGGAGCTGAACGGAACTGCCCCACCACGTTACGGATGATTGGGCTGATGAGGTTCTGCTTGAGAGCGGGCCTGCCCTGGCTCTTGATGTATTCCTCCTCCGTGACGGTTTTCTTGCAGCCGAACTTGTCCTTTATCTCCACAAGGTCGCCCCACTGGTTGCCTTTGTAGTAGTCCGCGCTGCGGTCCGCCTGCTTGCAGAAGGAATAGAAAGCATCCTTGCATCGTCCGGCTTGCACGAGCAGGTCAAGCGAATCTTTCGTGACAAGGAACGCATTGCCTGTCACCTGCTCCACGCCGTCGATACCTTTCTTCGTATTCGGCTTGCGAGTTCTCCCTGCCCGGGCACGCAGGGAGACTATGTCGGTTTCAGTTACTCTTTTCATATCTACTTGACTAATTCTTTAGCGAAATCATATACTTTCTGCGAGGTGGTCGGTTTAGGTTCATAAGGGATTCCGTTCTTCCGCCGCTCCTGCACATGGTTGTATTCCTCCTCCATCAGTTTGTCCACGAGGTCAGCCTCCGCATTGTAGTACTTGCGCCATGCGTCCTGCACGTCAAGGAGGAACGCAGCCTTTGCCGCCTTCTCTTCCTCGGTCTTGTCGGGCATCGTGGCATACTGTTCACGCAGCGCTTTCCAATTCTCCTTCAAGGTCGCCACTCCCTCCCGAGCCACGTCCTTTGACTTGTACCACTCGCCCTTCTTCCCGTACTTGGAATCCCTCTTTCTCTGCTTCATCACATACTCGTTGTTCATCCCCTCGCGGTACATCTTGCCGAGGATATAGTTCTCGCCCTCGAGGATCTTCTGAATCCTTGCGCTCTTTGGCAACTGCTCGGGAGTCTCATACACCATCTTGGCGGTGATGTCCTTGGTGCCGGCTGCGGCATTGATGCGCCTTACCACATCTTCGGAGAGTTTCTTGTAGTTGTAGCTTGCCGTCGTTGCGAAGGAGTTGCTGCGGTCTTCGTCCAGATGCCCCGTGAATCCGCTGAGGAATGGTATGTCATCCCAACGTTGAGGACGTTCCAGATCATAATACATTAACTTGGTCACATCCTCTGCGGCACGATAGAAACCACCTCCGAGGTTCTTGAGCACATCCCTCACTTCTCCCGGTGCAAGGTCAATCCCGCCGTTGGTCTGCTTGGCGAGCCACTGGCAGGCTTCCACCAGCGCCTTTGGTGTGCTTGCGAATGCGCTCTGGCTCCTGGGCGTGGTCTCGCTGAAAGGATTCTCCTTGCGGAGCGGCCTTCCGGTGAAGTCGCGGTTGGTCGCTATGTCCACTATGAACATCGTAGCATCTGGCGCTGCCGTGCGGAGGAACGCATCGAAGATGTTTCCGTTGGAGGTATAACCCTCAATGGGGTTGACAGGGAGGATTCCGGCTGCGGTGTTGATCGCGTCAAGCCCTATCTCGAATCCGTTGCGTGCGGTGGCCTTGTGATACATCAGCGATGCGGCTATGTCTCCCAAGCCGTAGAAGGCCCGGAGTTCAACGGAGAGAGGGATGGCGAAATAGCCCTTGCCCGTACCGAGGATAAGGTTATTGCGCCTTACCCACTCGGGGAGGTTCCAGTACCAGTCATCGTCTCCGTCTCCGTCACCCATTCCTGCAGCAAGTCCTGCAAGCGCGGAGTTCAGCAGGGGAGTAAGCATTGCAAGAGCCACGAGGCTTCCGCTTCCTGCGGTCATCTTCACCGGAGCCACCTTGAACAGGTGCATGAAGTTGTCAAAGCCCTGCACTCCAGCATTGTAGAAGTAGTGCGTTGCCCCGAGGTATGCCGCCAGGCCCTTGGATTGTGCGCCACGACGGTTGAAGTTCACGGATATCTCCTTGGCGTCGGATGCCGCCCTCTGTCCGCTGCGGCCCATATCCCTGGAGGTCTGGTATGCAGTGAACCTTGTAAGGAGTTCAAATCCCTCGTTGAGGGTCTTCACAATCTTCGCATAGTGCCCGAGGATAGGAATGCGTACCCTGCCTACCTTCTTTCCTGCCTGACGCATGGAACGTTCAAGGTCGTCCTTGATGTCCTTGACGGAGTTGATAATGGTGTATCCCGTCTGCCCTCCGTCACGCATGAAGTCCATAAACATCTGTTCCCTCGGAGTAGGATTAGCCTTCCGCTGGAGTTTTCCGCTTTCCCACTCCGCCATCATCTTCACCATAGGATAGGCGAAGGCCCCATATCCAAAGTTCTTTATCCAGTTCTTGCGGAACTGATGGCGGTATGCGCTATCTTCCTTGGCTATGAGGGCCATCTGCGAATAGATGGTATCCCTTATGAGGTTCCTTGCGGTGAAGTCCAGGGAGTAAGTGGTGAACAGGTTGGAGAGGGCGCGGGATGCCCTGCGGATAAAGCGCATGTTCTTTCCCCGGTTCTGCCCGGTCACAGCCTGTGCAATGGCGGGATTGCCGTTTACCCAGATCATCTTCTCCATTCCTCCGACCTTGAGGCGGATAATGTGCTCGTTCTTGTGCGCCTTGTTTGCCATGATGCGGTCGAGTTTAAGACCCTTGCGGGTCTTCTTTGCAAGCGGCTCGTCAAGGTCTCGGAGAGCCTGCATCCTCGCTTCGAACTCCTCAAGCGTCTCGTCTGCTTCTGGTTCTGCCAAACTCCACGTTCCGTCTGCAGGGTTCTTCACGAACCACGCATCCCTCTGCGAGAGCAGGGAGTTCTCTCCAGCGTTCAGTACGAATCGGTAGAGCGCCTGCTTCGCCCAGTTCTCGTTACCCTGTACTATCTCCGTCTCGGCGATGTTGAGGATGTTCGCGATAGGGTTGTCAGCCTGTGTCCAACGTCCGTTCATCTTCCTTACCACTACGGAGTTCGTCTGCGGATGAACCATGTTGGAATAGGAGTATGCCTCCTCTGCGGTCTCCTCGGAGAATCCTCGCAGGGGGAGATAGTAGTTCCACATTCGGGGCTGGGATTCGGTGCCGTGCAGGCGCTCAAACTCTTCCCTTGTGAGAAGGCCGTACTTATATGCGTGCTCAAGTGAGAAGTCTGTGCAACTGCGGATGCGATTCCACAATTCATCAAGTGCGGCGTTGTCGTTCACGTCACTGCGGAAGGCTTCCACCATAGCCCTTGCGTCGTCCTCCGCCTCTCGCCATTCCTCTTTCGGACGGCCCATGAGGGAAGTGATACCCGACCAGTCCTTCTTCATTCCCTCGTATGCTTCGTT